GTGCTGGCGTACCACGAAGCCGGAAACGTCATCAACGTGACCTTGGGTTCACGGAACGGCGGCAGGAGTTACCGCTATGCGGCGACGAACGTCGTCGTCCTTGGCAATCCGGAGGTCATCGTTATCCATCGCGCGGACGTGGTACAGATTCGGGGCGGCACCATTCAGGGCGTCACGGAGGTCCTCCGCTTTCCGGGCGGGCGCGAGTCCTGGTTTCGGGTCTTCTACAGCAGCGAGTCAGGCGACGGGTACACGACATGCCCTGAGACCCAATTGAGGGTGACCAGAAAGCCGGAAGAGGTCCAGGCAGCAGAAGCAGTACTGGACTATTGGCGGGACCTCGCCGCCAACCTGGCGCCGAACGATTTCCTTCGTCGTGAGTATTCGAACTTCAAGGACATCCCTGCTGACAGCGCCTTGCGGCTCTTACTTGAGGGCAGGCCCCCAATGTCCGTAGATCCCGCCGCCCCAGTACTGGAGCCGTTCTCATCCAATATCAGCCAGCGCGACGCCTTGGTCATGGCGCTCGGAAACCGGATCTCCGTTATTGACGGCCCTCCGGGGACAGGCAAGACACAGACGATTGTGAACCTGATAGCCAACCTGGTCAGCGTTCAAGGGAAGACCGTCGGAGTTGCCTCCTTGAACAACGCAGCGGTGGAGAACGTCCGCGACAAACTCATTGATCATGGTCTGGGACATATCGTGGCCGACCTCGGCCGCCAGGACAAAAGGGATGAGTTCTTCCTTCGCCAAGGCGAACGGAACTCCGACCTGGACGCCTGGCTCCGTGGTCCCATACCTGAAGAGATCCCCAATGAAGATCTGGAAAGTTCCACCCGGCAATTGCGGACGCTGCAGGAGACATCCCGGCAGCTGGCACTGTGGCAACAGGAGCTGGATGCTTTCCAGCTTGAACGGGATCACTTCCTGCTAAGCGTGGACCGGGCAGACTTGCCGGAGTTGGAGGGCCTTTCGCGTCTGCAAACCTCCGGCCAGGTACTGCGGTTCCTGGCTGAAACGGTCTCTGCACCGCCAGCCCCTGGCAGGCTGGGGAAGTTCATCCGCCGGCTCCGGCTTCGACTTCGATATGGACGTCTTAGCCAACTGGACCTGGGCGACAGCAACACAGTCCTTAGCCTCCACCAGGCCTTCTACGATCTCAAAGTCGCCGAGCTTGAGAAACAGGTGGAGAAGGCTTCCGGGCTGTTAGCTTCTTCGGAGTATGCCCACGTTCAGACGGAATATTGCAGCTCTTCCAAGCGGCGCTTGGAGGGACTGCTCCGCCGGCGGTACATGGCCATGCCACGGCGGATCTACGCCAAGGAAACCTATAACAAGCAGTTCGCAGACTTTACTGCCGACTACCCGGTACTTCTCAGCACGTGCCACTCCCTCCGCCGGAACGTCCCAAGAGGGCAGTTGCTGGACTATCTGATTATCGATGAAGCCTCGCAGGTGGATCTGCTCGCTGCCGGGCTGGCATTGTCATGTGCCAGGAACGTAGTGATCGTTGGCGATCTGAAGCAACTTCAGCACATAGCCACCCCAATCAGGGCCGCCAAAACCCCTCCGGTCCCCCACTTCGATTACAAACGGCACAGCATCCTCTCCGCCGTCATCGCGGCGTACGGGCCATCACTCCCCCGCACCATGCTCCGGGAACACTATCGCTGCGACCCCGCCATCATCGACTTCTGCAACAAGAAGTTTTACGACGGTCAATTGATACCGGTCCCTCCAGCGGGTCCACGACACCACCCAGCCCTGGTAGTCGTCCGGACCACGGCCGGCAACCACATGCGGGCCCATAGCTCCGGAGGCCGCACGAATCAACGCGAAGCGGAGGTCATCGCGAAGGAGGTACTCCGCGACTTCTGCCAGGACGTGCGCCGGGAGAACATCGGCGTCATTAGTCCCTACCGCCGGCAGGTGGACAAGATAACGGACGCCCTCCTCGAGCGCATCCAGACGGACGATGCCTTGATCAATGACGTCCAGGCGGACACGGTCCACAAGTTCCAAGGCCGGGAGAAGGAAGTGGTCATCATGAGCACAGTCGTCGATGAAACCGCAGAGGGTCACCGCGGAATACAGTTCGTCGATGATCCCAACCTCGTCAACGTGGCTGTCTCGCGGGCCACGAAGCGGTTCGTGTTGGTCACTAATTACGACATGGTGCCCCAAAGCCGCAACCTCCGGGACCTCGTCCTGTTCATCCGCTACAGCAATCCGGGTGAAGGAGTGGTCGAGAGCACGGTCGTGTCGGTATTCGATTTGCTCTACAGGGAGTACTCGGCGGTGCTGCAACCCCTCGCGGACAGGCTCAAGAAGGATTCAGCGTTTGCTTCGGAGAACATCATTCACACGGTGTTGAGCGAAATACTCACAGAAGCCCCGTTCACCGACCTTGCGTTGGCGCCCCAGGTCCTCTTGAAGAGTTTGCTGCGGGCTACCACGGCGCTCACACCGGAGCACATCAGCTACATCAACAACGGAGCTACTTTCGACTTCGTGATTTACAACCGCATCACGCGGCAGGCAGTCCTGGCAGTAGAGGTCGATGGCTTCGAATTCCACGAGAACAATGCCGTCCAGCGGGTGCGTGACGCCCATAAGAATGCCATCTGTGCGGCGCACGGGCTTCCTCTCATCCGCCTGGCTTCTACGGGCAGCCGTGAGGAGGCCCGGATCCGGCAGGCGTTGTCGCACGCCTTGGACAACTAAGCATCCGCTGCCCTGGCTCCGAATCACCAGGAGATACAAAAGGAGCCGTGGTTGACCTCCCGGACGTCAACCACGGCTCCCGTGATGTAGGGCTACTCGGACTTGAACCGAGGACCTTAGGATTATGAGTTTCTAGGCGCATCGCCGCTGGGGGTCGATGGAGGCCGCGAACCCTTGAAAAGTGGGGCATTAGTGGATTCCTTATCCGCTCCAGAACGCTCTTCACCGGCAACATAAGGTGCAAAATAAGGTGCAGCCAGGCGGTCCAACTTCACAGCCAGCTCCTCACGGCGCTCATCGATCGCATGGGTGTAGACGCTCATCGTGAATGCCGGATTCGCGTGGCCCAGCGTGGCGGACACGGTGGCCACGTCCACATCGTTGGCGATCATCATCGAAGCGGCAGTGTGCCGGGAAACGTAGCGGCGCATCTTCGGCAGCCCAGCAGCAGCAAGCAGCGCGTGCCAATTGTCATGGTCCAGCTTCGGGCGCAGCGGCTGCCCGTCGAGCTGCGTGAAGATCATGGCGGTGGGCTGCCCTTCCGGGGTCCACGGATTCCAGCTGTCGCCGGCCTCGATCATTTCGCGCAGCTGGTCCTCGCGGCGGCGTTTCAGCATGTCCAGCAGGTAGGACGGTAACGGGATACGGCGGTCACCCGCGGCGGTTTTGGGCAGGTCCACGAGGATCGCGCCTTTACCGGCGACTGCCTGTATCTGGCGGTGGACGTGGAGCACGCCCGTATCGAAGTCGAGGTCCGGCCATTGGAGGCCAGTTGCTTCACCCGGGCGAAGCCCCATCTGCAGCGACAGCAGCCAACGCGCTTCATAGCGGCCGCCGGCAACTGCAGCGTAGAGCGCCTGAAGGTCAGCCTCGGAGAGGGCATTGGTCTTGCGCGGCCCGACAGAGGGCGGCTGCACCAGGGCGGCGACGTTCCGGAACATGTGGCCGCGGCGTACAGCATGCTTCAAGGCAACCCTGATGATCGCATGCGTCTGATGCCTCGTAGATCCAGAGAAGCCATCCCTTTCCATCTGCGCGTACAGCTCTTCGAGGTGCTCGATGGTGAGCTTGTCCAGGCGCACGGCATGGATCGGCTTCATGTAAGTCTTGATGTAGTGGCGGTATCCGGCCGCCGTCGTTGGCCGGTGCTTCGAAATCGTCATCCAGTGTTCCAGCCACTGGAGCACCGTTGGCGACTTTTCCACGGACAGCTGCCCATGGTCACGCTGCGTCAGCAGCTGCCGGCGCTTCTGCGACGCCTCTGCCTTGGTCTTTGCGGAGAAGTACTTCCTGGCACCGTTCACAGTGACGTATCCACGCCATCCGTTGTCGGTCTTGAACAGGGTCCCTTCCCCCTTGGCTGCTCTGGCCAATTGGTTCCCCTTCCTTACGGGTGTCCCCACCCGATCTGTTCGCGCATGGCCACCATCTCCTCATAGGTGAAGGACCGCAGATAGTACTCAACGTCACGCTTCATCACGCCCAGATGGTGGGCGATGTGCTGCAAGTCGTCGGTAATCTGGGCAGCTTCTATGAAGGCCCTTGGGGTGATCATTTGGCGCGCTGCCCACACACTGGCCTGGACTTCTTGCCTCGGATTACAGCCGGAGTGCCGGTAGTATGCGTGCCCCAGCTCATGATAGGTGGCAACCTTGCGTTGCAGTGTGCCAAGGTCTGGCCTTCGCAAGATTGTATGTGTTCGGTGGTCATAGCAGGCCCACCAGCCGTGAGGCGGGTATCCATCGACTAAATGGACACCTAGCTCATCCACCAGACGTTCGTACCCCATGCCAGCCGACGCTATACAAGTGGGCTGACATTTTTTATGGAGGACTAGTCGTCGTGCGGTTCCGCGTCATGCGGGATGTTCGGGTCGCCCTTGAAAGCGGCGAGGTGTCGAGTCTCTTCTTCCGTGGCTCCCCGATAGTCGGGGACAGCCTGAAGGTGGCTCTTTGCTGCAGGGCTCTCCCCTGCTCGTGTATTGGGGGCGGAACGCTCTTCATGTCCCACCACCTCCTGCCGTAGTTCGTGAACCAATCGGTTCTGCTTGATGAACACACGGGTCAGGTCGATCACTACGCGGCGCTGCTCTGGGGTCAGAGTGTCAGCTTCGGGCGGAAGCTGTTCGGCGAGCGATGCCTGGGGCGCTTCGATGCCCGCGGCGTTGAATGCTTGTTCCAGTGGCACTCCTGCGAGAGCCGCCAGCGCTTCCACCGTTTTCTGTCCCGGGCGGGACGTGTAGGTGCCGGCGATGATCTTGTTGACTGTCGTGTAGGAGAGCGTCAGGCCCTTGCTCTTGGCGATTCGGTCCAGTTCGCGGCCCTTAGCGCCTCCGTTGTTGTCAGATGCCATCTGGGCGATCTGACGCAGCGAGAGTTCGGTGCTTTCCATGGCTCAATCCTTGCGGCAGTTGTACTACTTGTTGAAGTCGAGAAACGAGATTCAGATACAAGTAAACCGCCTCGATCCCTTATCCCCCAGCGCATCCGAGCTAGGCGTGTTGACAAGTGAATGAGAATTGATGCAAGCTCTACTTGTCAAAGACAAATCAGAGGAGTAGACATGTACTTGCACCAAGGAACCACCCGCCCGGCACACGCCACGTACCGGCGACCAAAGCAACGACTCAGAGGGGAGGTGTATATGCAACCCATCAACCGCGAAAAGCTGAAAGAGCGACGAATCCGCGAAGGATTCAACCAGCGACAGCTCGCCATTCTCTGCAACTGCAGCCAGGCCGCCATCTCCGCACTGGAGACAGGCACCATGAAGCAATGTTCCGAAGACCTGGCCATCCAGATCAGCAAATGGCTCAAGCGGGACCTTGACGAACTCTTCATCCGAAAAGAGGACTCTCGCGCGCATCGAGTGACAAACGCGGCAGGCTCCACGCGTCACAAGACGTTGATCCAGATATGAAAAAGGCCCTCTCCTGATGCACCAGGAGAGGACCTCGACAGAAAGACAAATTCCTATGGCAACTATACCTAGCCGACCAACCACGGGGAACGGCTCCCCTACCGAAGCCGTACGGCTCTACTCGACCAAGGCAGCAGCAGACCTCGTGTGCATGTCCGATGACTGGGTGCGAGCCCGCATCAAGGACGGCTCACTCCGGGCAGTGGAGATGGGCACCGGCAGGCAGAAGTGGCGTGTCCGCGCCGACGACCTGCAGCGCTTCATTGACGCCCGCACCGACCAGACCCCAGCGGTGGCCGCATGAGGCGCCTCCGTGACAAGCGGCTGAGGGTGAAGCCGCGCATCGTCAAGCAACTCAACTACTGGTGGGCTGACCGCCTCAACCCGGCCACCGGCAACGCACAGTCCTCATCCCCCGGCACTTTCCAAGAAGCTCTTGCCCACGCCGAGCGATGGATCAAGGAGAGCTCATGCTGAACGGCCCATTCCTCGTGGTGTTCGTGGGGTTCATCTTCGCAGCCACGTTCGTCGGCTGGGCAAGGGACCACGACCGCCAGCTCGAGCAACCCGAATACGTGGACTATGACGCGCTTGCGGACGCTACTGATCAGCGCGCAAACGATGACGCCGACGCCTGGCGGAAGGGAGACCGCTGATGCCGGCAAAAGAACAAGAGACCGTGACTCTGCCTGACGGCCGTGTGATGGCCGCCGACGACTACGCGGCACGGCTGGAACTGCTCGCCAAGCCCTTCGCGCCGGATGAGATTGAGAAACTCCCGAAGCAGGTGCGGAAGAACGACGACGACCGTGGCAAGTGTGAGCGCGGCTCCCGCTACTCCGCAGATGGGTACTTCTGCGGTGGGTGGCACGCCCGTTCCATGCACCTCGACTACGTAGGCCACGCAGGCATCACTGACCGCCTAAACGCGGTCGATCCTTTGTGGCACTGGGAGCCTTTCGCCCTGACGCCAGCCGGCACTCCCCTGCTCAGCGACGGCGGCATGTGGGGGCGCATGACGGTCCTCGGCGTCACGCGCATTGGCTTCGGTGATCCCGGGCGCAACAGCGGGCCTAACGCCATCAAGGAAACCATCGGTGACTTTATCCGTAACGCGGCCATGCGCTTCGGTGTCGGCACCTACCTGTGGTCAAAGTCCGAGGCAGCAGCGGCCAAGAAGATCGCTGAGGAAGACCATGATGACGCTCCCCAGCAGCGGCCGACACAGCAGAGCCCGGGCGTGAACTGGGGCGAGTCCCTGGAACAAGCGAAGGGCGACGCGCAGCGCCTCGCGTCGCTGCGGAACATGGCTGCCCAAGCGGGCGCCCCGGATCATTACATGGCCGCTGTGGACAAGGCCATTCAAGAAGCAACACCTATCGAAGGAGCACTAGTCGATGCCTGAGCTGACTTTCAAAGAGAAGACCCTGCGCACGGCGGTCATGAATGCTATGACCTCCTTGATCGTGGATGCCAATAAGGCTGGCCGGGAAGCTGCGCTGAAGGACCTCGTGGACCAGTACAAGGAGACGGGCAACAAGTCCTTCAGCGTCTTCAATCCCGAGGGCGACAAGGTAGCCCAGATCACCTTGACTGAGGCCAAGGCCGAAACCGTTGTCACGGATCACGGCGCGCTCCTGGACTGGTGCCGGGAGTTCCGTCCGGACCTCATCGAAACCGTGGAGCACCCGCCCACCGAGGGCTGGACCGAAGTCCGAGTGAAGCCGTCAGCTGTCGAGCACATTGCCGCGGACTGCAAGCTGGCCGGCGATTCCTTCGTGACCGATGAGGGCGAGCTGGTGGACGGTATCGAGCACCGCCTGCCCGGCGATCCCACGAAGTTCACCGTCACGTACACAGCCAAGGACAAAGGCCTCTCCCTTGTGCAGGCGTGGCGTGACGGCGGGATCCCTCTGCAGCTCGACCCAAACCTGCCACAGATCGGCGGCCGACCATGAGCAATGACGTTCTGAACCCTGTAGCCATTGAGCAGCGCATCCGGGACATCAGTGTCCGGATAGCCAACTCGGCGGCCGTCTGCAACGAGCGGTACGTGACCTTCATGACCGCTGACCGCAACCATGACCTGGCCTACGCCTCGGCCTACATGGAGCAAAAGGGCGCAGCTCATGAGAAGCGCTACGCTGCTGACCTTGCGACGGCTGAGACTCGCGGAGCCCGTGACGTCGCTGACGCTGCCTACCGTTACGCGGACAGGCTGGCCAAAGCTCTGGAGTCGGAGCTGCGCGCCTACCAGTCCATCGGTGCCAGCGTCCGGGCCATGTACCAGGTTGCGGGGCGAGGCGAATGAGCGGCCCAACACCAAAGACCCGGCAAATGGTCATCAAACGGGACCAGTCCACCTGCCAGTGGTGCGGCTGCCACGTCGACACCAGCAGCGGCTGGTACTCACTCCAGCACCGCCGATCACGCGGCATGGGAGGCACCAAGCAAGCATGGGTCAACGGCCCAGCGAACCTGGTTTTGATGTGTGGCACTGGAACAACCCGGTGCCACGGTCATGTTGAGGCCCACCCCATCGAAGCAGCAGGCCGCGGCTTCCGCCTGGGCATCGGGGAACACCCGGACCTCACACCAATTGAGGACTGGTCAGGGTTCCGATGGCGACTGGAGGTCGACGGTTCCCGTACCGCGCTGGAGGCGGCACGGTGACCGCAACAAAAGACCCATCAAAGAGAATCCTGTCACTGGGAGCGGGCGTACAGTCCTCTGCTCTCCTCATCCTGTCGGCACGAGGCGATTTGCCGCCTCTGGATGCAGCCATCTTCTCAGACACCGGCTGGGAACCTGCGGCGGTTTACGAACACTTGGGCCGCCTCGAACGCGAGGTGGCGGAACCTGCTGGGATCCCGATCTACAGGGTTTCGTCAGGCAATATCCGGGACGACGCACTCAACCCTGACCACCGCTTTGCATCCATGCCCCTGTTCATCAAGAACCAGGACGGCGGCGACGGCATGACCCGCCGGCAGTGCACGAGCGAGTACAAGCTGAAACCCATCAAGGAGAAGACCCGGCAGTTGCTTGGAGCTGCACCCAGGGAGGACGGCAAGGCCGGCCGAGTGCCGAAAGGAGCATATGCCGAGCAGTGGGTTGGAATCAGCACCGATGAAATTGGCCGCGCGCTTGACCAGGACGGGAATCTCAAAACCGGTGACGTCAAGTACTCGAGGAACCGGTACCCACTCCTTGAACTCGACATGGACAGGGAAAAATGCCGGGCACTTCTGACTGCGCACGGATTCGGTGCTACACCAAAGTCCGCATGCATTGGCTGCCCGTTCCACTCGAACATGCAGTGGCGAGACCTTAGGGACAACAACCCCGAGGAGTGGAACGACGCCGTTGCCTTTGACGCCGCAATACGGGCTGGCGCAGCACGAGCCAACGCCTTGGGCCAGCCACTGCTGGGCCAAGCGTTCCTGCACCGGTCACGGGTCCCTCTCGATCAAGCCCCGATTGACAAGGTGTCCTTCCACGAGTGGGCGGCCCGCCAATCGGATGCACTCAGCATTCTTGCGGTGGCCGACTACGAAGAACGTCTCTCATCCGAGGAGAGCGCCAGCATGACCGGCTGCTCACCATTTTCCTGTGTCAGTGGCGAGGAGGTCGCCTGATGGAAGTCCCACCACCAACCTTGCCCAAGGGCATGGTTACTTTGGGCCAAGCCTTGCAAGGAACCTTGCAAGAGATTGAAGCCGCGTACCTTCAGCGTACCTCTGAGGAGGTGAAGCGCTGATGGCACGCATCCGCACTATCAAGCCGGAGTTCTGGACAGACGGCAACATCGTCCGGCTCTCCCCTTTCGCCAGGCTGCTGTACATCGGCATCTGGAACTTCACGCTCTGCGACCACGGGCACGTGGCAGATGACGCCTTCCGGCTGAAGCTGCAGATCCTGCCCATGGATGACGTAGACATTGAGGCGCTGCTGGCCGAGCTGATGGCCGCTGGCCGGATCGAGCGCGTCAGCGACGAAGCGGGCAGGACGTACCTGCACGTGAAGCGCTTCGGGGATCACCAGAAGATTGATCCTCGGTGGAAAACACGCTGCCCCGCCTGTGCTCAGAAGGACTCACTTGCACCCGTGGAAACTCCGGTGAGTTTCGATGAGCACACCGAAACTCACGCGGACTCACCCACTCTCCCCTTAGGAAGGGAAGGGATGGGAAGGGAAAGTAAAAAGACTTCATCAAAGCCTTCGGCTTCGACGGATGCTTTCAATGCCTTCTGGAGGGTCTACCCGCGCAAGGTGGGCAAGGAAGCAGCGAGGAAGGCCTACGAGAAGGCTCTGAAGCTGGCGAGCCCCGAGCAGATCATGGCCGGGCTGGAGACGCTGCGCATACAGGTGGCCGGGAAGGATCAGCAGTTCACCCCGCACGCCTCGACCTGGTTGGCAGCTGGCCGGTGGGATGACGAGCCTGAGCAGCGACCGGCGCTGTCAGTGGTGCCCCAGCAGTATGGGTGGGCGAACCAATGACACCAGAGCATTACGTCATCGGCGCCTGCCTGCTGTCTCGAGACGCGATCCGCTTTGCATCCGAAGTCGTGAACCCGCTGGACTTCCAGTCTCACGTCCTCGGTGAAGCGTTCGCCGTCATGCAGGAGATGCACCCTACGCCGGAGCCCATCGAGCCGGGGTCCGTGTTCCTGAAGCTCCGGGCACGCGGCCAGCACGGTTTGCAGATCACTGAGGTGTTCGCCTGGATGGAGGGCACCGCCTCGGCTCACACGGTGGAGTTCTACGCCAAGCAGGTCCGTGAGGCGTCCGTGAAGCGGGCTCTCCGGTCTGCCGGGCAGCGGCTCATCCAGCAAGCCACGCAGGATGGGTTGCCACCGGCCAAGGCGCTTAGTGACGCGATGGATGACCTGAAGGGCATCCGGGACAACACCCCGGGGCAGGGCATCGACTCGAAGAAGCTGGGCGAGGTCCTCGCTGTTGAGGAGGATCATGACTGGCTGGTGCCGGGCCTGTTCGAGCGCGGTGACCGGATGGTGATCACCGGGTTCGAGGGCTTCGGCAAGTCCACGTGGATCAGGCAGATGGCCGTGCAGTTCGCCGCCGGAATCAACCCCATCAGCCTCGATTACATCGACCCGTTGCGGGTGCAGGTGGTCGACGTCGAGAACACCGAGGGCCAGTGGCGCCGGGAAGTGCGCGGCATGGCCGCCAAGGCCCGCCAGTACGGCAAGAACGACCCGTCCAACATCGACCTTGCCTGCACAGGCCGGATCGACATCACCAAGGACGCCGCCCTTGGTGCGATCCACCGGCTGGTGGACCAGAACAGTCCGGACATCCTGTTCATCGGCCCGATTTACAAGATGGTCCCGAACGGCATCAACAACGACGACGACGCGGCCCCGCTCATCACCGCGCTGGACTCGTTGCGGGACCGGGGCTTGGTGATGGTCATGGAGGGTCACTCCCCTAAGGGCAACGGCCAGATGGCCCGTGACCTGTCACCTCGCGGGTCGGCTGCGCTTATGGGCTGGCCGGAGTTCGGTTTCGGGCTCGCCCCGGATACGGACGGCACCAATTCCGCAGCGATCCAGCGCTGGCGCGGTGACCGTAACCAACGCAACGACTGGCCCAAACGCCTGGAGCGCGGCGGCCCGTTCCCCTGGACCGCAGAAAACATCCACCCGGAAACCCGCCGCCGGTACTACGGCTGGGACCAACAACCACAGAAAGAGGCAGTCACTTGGTAATCACCGTCTATTCGAAGCCAGCGTGCGTCCAGTGCAATCTGACCAAGGACTGGCTGGAACGCGAAGGCTTCACGTTCAAAACCGTGGACATCAGCCAGGACCTGACCGCGTTGGAGGCGGTCAAGGCACTGGGGTACATGGGCGCACCCGTGGTCATGGTCGATGAACGGCACTGGTACGGCTTCCGGCCGGACCTTCTCGAGGAACTCAAATCAGAACGAAAGGCGGCCTGAACATGGCAGGCGAAACCACAATCACGATCATTGGGAACCTGACAAACGATCCGGAACTGCGGTGGACCAACAGCGGATCCGCGGTGGCTAACTTCACGATCGCTTCCACGCCTCGGACGTTCGACCGCCAGTCGAATGAGTGGAAGGACGGAGAAACTCTGTTCCTCCGGGCCAGCGTGTGGCGGGAAACGGCGGAGAACGTGGCCGAGACGCTGAAAAAGGGCATGCGCGTCATCGTGGAAGGCCGCCTGAAGTCCCGCAGCTACGAAACCAAGGAAGGCGAGAAACGCACAGTCATCGAGTTGGAAGTGGACGAGGTTGGCGTATCGCTCAGGAGCGCCACAGCGAAGGTCACCCGCACGAACCGGAACAACGGCGGCCAGGGTGCTGGAGGCTTTGGCGGCCGCTCCAACAACGGCAACAACTGGGGCAACGGGCAGCAGCAGGACCAGTGGGCCACTCCCGGTGTCAGCAACGCTGGCGACAGCTGGGGCACCGGCCCAACGGACCAGGAGCCACCCTTTTGAGCACCGCGACCTCGGGACGCGCCCGAGAGTACAAAGTCCGGGACCACCTCATCAAACAGGGCTTCGAGATGATCATGCGCGCCGCAGGCTCCAAAGGCCCCGCGGACATCGCCATGGCCCACGAGGAGCACGGGCTGGCGCTCGTGCAAGTCGGAACCGCAGGCAAAGCGCTCGGCCCAGCTGACCGGACAAGGCTCCTCCGCGCAGCGCACCTCTGCAGCGCACTGCCGATCCTCGCGACCGTCCACCGCGGGGAAATCACCTACCGCATTGTCACTAACGAAACACCTCGCCACTGGATGGCCTGGGATCTGGGGGAATCATGAACAACTGCAAGCGGTCCTGCTGCTGGACCCCGTACAGCTGCGCCAAGAAGCGTGCCTGCTCCTGCCACTGGCGGGAACGCCAGCAAGAAGCCGTGGAGGAGCGCGTGGCCCTGATCCAGGCCGAAGCCAACCGCGCCCAGCCCATCAACCGCCGCAACCCAGGACAGCCATGGTGAACGGGCTCGCCTCGAACGTCCACCAGCTCACCATGGAAACCACCCACAGAATCGAAACGGACAACGGCCCGCAATGGGTGAAAGCCCCGCCGTTGCTGGCACAGCTGAGGGTGGCGTGCAAGGGCATCAGCGGCTCATCCGGTGGAGGCTCAGGAACACCGGCACCTTTGGCCCTGTCCGCCTACGACCTGTACCTCCGCATCGAGTCCGTGGTGTTCTTCCAGCACGGCAAGTACTTCCCGGGTGTCAAGCATGGATCGCTGGAGGACTCCATGAAGGCATGGGCGCGGGTGGCATCAGTGAACGATGGCCCGCGGAAGGAGGCCGAGCAGTTCACGGCGGAATGGGTGGCCGCCATCGAACAGGTGTTTCAACCGTCCAAGCCCCTCGTGATCGACGCGCCGTGCCCGCAGTGTGGGGAGCTGTTCCACACGGCAGTCGAGGATGACGAAACCCGGTGGAAGCGCTGCCTCACCGGTCACGCAGCCAATGGCCAGGCGTGGGTGGAGTGCGGCAACTGCGGCTCAGCCTGGGTAGGAGCCGAGATGCACCACCTCAACGCAGCAATCAACACACCCACGCAGTGAGCTTTTAATCCTCGCCGTTCTGAATTAAACTAGTGGTACCGCCGCGGAAGTGTATCTACTTTCAGGCTGAAGGCCCGGACTGTTCCCCCAAATTACAGTCCGGGCCTTCGTCGTCTCTTGGGGAGACAGGGCGCTAGCTCAATCACGGTAGAGCAATGGAGTTCGGCTGGGGCTACTCCAGAGATGCGGGTTCGAATCCCGCCCGCCCACGGGAGTTCCATAACTCCTGAAGTAAGTGTGTTTCCTGCACCAAGCGTGCGCCCGTCAACGTCACTGTCCTAAGAGCGAAGGTAGAACCGGGCATCCTCGGAAGTGCCTGTCATGGGACTACCTGCGGGCGGACGCAACACACGCGGGCGCCGAGAGTCCGCGCTACGGCTTATCGAACATGGCGCGCACGTCTTCAGTCGTGAACCCCATTGAATTCTCCAGCCGGGTTCCAGCAACTTCGAGGTATCCCTCGCTGGACAGGTGACGGACGGGCGTTACTTCGCGCAGCTTTTCTGGGTCCTTGGGCTTCCGGACATGGAGGATCGAGACGCCCCCGTGTTGGTTGAACAGGTAGCCGTAATACTCATCCTCGGTGTCCCTGTAGTTGAAGAACTCATCATTCGGTTCTCCGTTGGCGTATCGACGGATGGTCAGTTCGACGCTCAAAGTATTCCCCTTTTGGTAGGCCGCTCGGAAGTGGGCAGCACCCTTCAATTTTAGTTCTCAGGGCTTACAGCCCTCACCCAAACTCACCGGAGGTTCAGTGAGTCAGCATCACAAGACCACGCGGAACATGCAGGCCCAGAAGCTGAAGTTCAAGGGCCAGTGCATGGACGACGACGAGCCTTGCTGGTTGTGCTCGCAGCCCATCAACTACGAACCGGTAGACGTGAACGATCCGTCCCGCTTCGAACTGGATCACTACTACCCAGTGTCCACACACCCCGAACATGCCGAGGACCCGGCGAACTTCCGGGCATCACACGCTGAATGCAACAGGCGCCGAGGGAACAAACCCCCGGCGCCTGGTCTTGGCACGCTCAGCAGAGACTGGCTTTAGACAGCGTGCATGGGCTGGCCCGCAAGGTTCCACTCAGTGATGCGGTGACCCTGCGGACAGTAAGGTTTACCAACACGCTGGTACTCCTTGTTGTGAGCGATGCTGCCATCGTCAACCATGCCCCACTTCTCAACAAGCTTTGCCTCACACTTCGGGCATGCATGCTCTGACTGCTTGATATCCACTGCTGATTCTCCTCACTCGGATGTGCTGATGTACAAGCCCGAGCATAGATGGACCACAGCGTGGCAGAGCGCTTATTAGCCGACGCAGACAATAACTCGCACTCCGGCCCTCGGCACACGGGGGTAGGGGCGTTCGAATCTCCCGAGGCTGCCAGGGCGGAACACCTCCCGCCTGCACTCTTCCTCTCTCCCCGAGGCCCTGCAGGGGGTCGCGCATGCGCACACGTGATAGATCGGAGCCTCGAAATTGTCAACGGAGCCTGATGACACGGTTTATGACGCCACAGTGAAGGCTCTGAAGGCTGCCACGCACCTTAAGGAGACCGATAGGGGCGCTGTGGCAGCTCTGAAGTTACTCGCTCGCAAAATTGACACGGAGGACCAGCTGCGGGACCTCGTTCTGGAGCGTGCTGGCGAGGACAACGTGAAGCCCCCGCCTTTGGACAACGTTTCCATCCCCACGTACCTGAAGTATTGCGAGGCTCTTGGCTTGACGCCAGCCGCCCGCGGTGCGGCTGGCTCGAAGGCGGCTGCGCCCGCGCCCGAACCGGAGGATGAGCTTGCAGCGTTCAGCAGAAAGAAGAAGGGCCGCGCCGGGTGAGCTGAAGGGCAAGGAAACACCGCGCCTGTACACGAAGCCACTGCGGAAGCTGACACCGAAGACCTCTCTGGGATTCGATGTAATCCGGTTCGCGAAGGTCATCCTTGGCTTGGAGCTGTTCCCTTGGCAAAAGTGGCTCCTGATCCACGCTTTGGAACTGAACAAGGATGGCACCTACCGGTTCCGGAAGCTCTGCATCCTCGTTGGCCGGCAGAACGGCAAGACCACACTCCTCACGGTCCTGTGCCTGTACTGGCTGTATGTCGATTCTGAGGCGTTCCCGGAGAAGCTGAAGCCCCGGGACTTCCTCATTCTGGGTACGGCGCAGGACTTGGACACCGCCCAAGAGGCATGGGACCGCACGAACGCCTACTGTGACCCGGATCCGGAGAACGAAGCGGGCGTTCCGACGCTGCAGGCTAAGGCTCTGAAGCCTGTCCTCGGCAACGGTAAGACGTCGATCCGGCTGAAGTCTGGCGCCAAGTATCGCGTGAAGGCTGCGAACCGTAAGGGTGGCCGCGGCAAGTCCGCTGCGCGGGTCCTGATGGATGAGCTCCGCGAGCAGCAGAACTTCGACGCCTGGTCCTCGGTCACGAAGACCATGAACGCCATCTTCAACTCGCAGCTATGGGGCATCTCCAACGCCGGTGACGCGAAATCCGTTGTTCTGCGCCACTTGCGGGACATTGCGCTGGCCTCCGTCAATGAGTGGGACCAGTACGTTGAGACGGGCATACAGTCCGTTGAGGAGTACGCGAACAACAACGACCTGACCCTTGGGTTGTTCGAGTGGTCCGCCCCGGATGGGTGCAAGAAGGACGATCCGGAGGCTATTGCCCAGGCGAACCCGTCCCTTGGTTACACCATCGAGTGGGAGACGATCCTCTCGGACCTCAAAACGGACCCGGAGTTCGTGTTCCGGACCGAAGTCCTGTGTCAGTGGGTGACGGCGGCTGTGTTCACTTACATTGATCCGTTGGCATGGGCGTCCCAAGGTGACCTTGACTCTGAGATAGCCGCAGACTCCCCCGTTGTTATCGGCGTGGACACCGCAGCTGACCGGTCAATGACCTATGTCTCCGTGGCTGGTTTCCGCGATGACGGCAACCGGCACGTCGAGACTGTGGCGCAGCGCGCGGGCATGATGTGGGCGCCTGAAGCCATCAAGAAGATCGCTGACAAGGCTGGCACTACCGATGTCGTTGTGCAGGCAAAGGGAACGCCGGCCATCGAGTTCATCGAACCGCTTCAGAAGCTCGGCCTGAACGTCATCGAAGTCGGCGGCTCGGATTTGGGCTCTTCCGCTGGGCAGTTCAAAGATCATGTCGAGGCTGGCACAGTGTTCCACCGCTCACAGCCCGTCTTGGACATGGCTGTCTCAGGCGGCGTTACCAAGACGCTCGGCAACATGCAGGTCTGGGACCGCATCGGATCCGTCGTTGACGTGGCCTCTCTCGTTTCTGCCAACTATGCGCTCTTTGGACTCGATGTCCATAAGGAGCCGGCAACAGTCTCCGCCTATGTGGCGATGGGCGAAGAAGACAACCCGGATTGGTGGTGAGCATGGGCGTCCTGGAAGAACTGACACGACTGTTCACCTCGAAGACTCCCGGAAAGGTCGAGGGCCAGACACCCTACGGGTACGTTTACGGTTCAGCCTTTATGTCCGATCAGGACGGCGTGGAACGCTTCAGCATCGAGAAGATGTGGGAATCCCAACCGAACCTGCGTACAGTGGTGGACTTTTACGCCCGGAACATTGCGCAGCTCGCGCTGCACGTGTTCGAACGCAACGGCGAGGAAACGGACCGCGTACGCTCGGGTCCAGTCGCTAATGTCCTTTCCAGACCGAATGCCGAGCAGACCCTCTTCGAACTCATCTACGAACTAGTGGGCGGATGGGCGCTGTACGAGGACGTTGTCCTGACCGTGCTGCCCAACGCAGATGGCGGCAAGAATCTCCGGGTCTTCCCCAAGACCTGGGTCAACCCCGTCTACAAGGACAGCTTCGAAGTTGACTACTACGAAGTCACCAAGTCTGACGGCGGCACACTGAAGCTGAAGCCGGAAAACGTCTGCCGCTTCAAAGGATGGACACCCGGTGACACCAAAAAGGGCACGTCACGTGTTGACACGCTGCGGCTGATCCTCGAGGAACAGCACCACGCCCGGATCTACCGGAAACAGATCTGGAAAAAGGCTGGTCGTTTCGGTGGCATTCTGACCAGGCCGAAGGACGCACCCTCTTGGGACAACGCGGCCCGGCGGCGGTTCGACAAGATGTGGATGGCCTTCACGGGCGACGGAGGTTCCCGCGCGGGTGACACGCCGCTTCTCGAAGACGGCATGGACTACAAGCGCGCTGGCTTCGCGGCCAAGGAAGACCAATTCGTAGAGTCCTCCAAGCTCTCCCTTGAAACCGTCGCGCAGGTTTACCACGTAAACCCCACCATGATCGGCATGCTGGACAACGCCAACTTCGCTAACGTCCGCGAGTTCCGGCGCGGCCTCTACGGCGACACTTTGGGACCGATCCTGAAGATGATCGAGGACCGCTTTAACACGTTCCTTCTGCCGATGCTTGGCGCTCCTGAGAACCAGTACGTGGAGTTCAACGTGGAAGCTAAGCTGCGCGGCTCCTTCGAGGAGCAGTCCAACGTCGTATCCACGGCTACTGGCGCTCCGTGGCAGACCCGCAACGAGGCCCGGAAGCTGTTCAACCTCAAACCTGTCGAGGGCGGCGACGAACTGATCGTTCCGTTGAATGTCCTCGTCGGCGGACAGGCCTCACCGCAGGATGGCGGCCCAGGGGCTGGGCAGAACTCCTTCGAGAATGTCCTCCGCAAGTTCCTGGAACGCCAGAGCGTTGTGGTGACCGCGAAACGCTCCACTGCGGTCAGTAACTGGTGGGACCGGGAACGCTGGGACCGGGAACTAACCGAGGACCTCAAAGGCGCCGGCATGCAAGAGCAGCTGGCGCTTTTTGTTGCCCGGAAGGTCAACGAAGAAGCAGAACGAATGCACGGCGAGGGCGCTGACACAGGTGCCTTGGTGCAGAAAGCACTGGAGGAAATCTGATGATCAAAACGAAAACCGCGTTGATCGAACTGAAGGCGCCCACTGACAGCTCCTTGGCTGAGGGAGAGTTCACCGGTTACGCCTCCGTGTTCGGAAACAAGGACTCCTACGGCGACGTGGTTCTGCAGGGTGCCTTCGCTGAGTCCCTGGCCGAGTATGGCGACAAGGGCGCAGGCATCCCCTGCTACTGGGCGCATCGCATGGATGACCCGTACATGAACATCGGCCAAACCGTTGAGGCGTACGAGGACGACCATGGACTGTTTGTGAAGGTCCAGCTCGACCTTGAAACGGCAAACGGCAAGCAGACGCACAAGCTCATCAAGTCTGGCCGCGTAACGCAGATGAGCTTCGCCTACGACGTCCTGGACTACGCCTTCGCGGAGAACGAAGAGCTTGGCCGCTATCTGGAGCTGCGGAAACTCAAAATCCACGAGGTTTCTGTCGTGCCCGTCGGAGCGAACCAGGAAACCGAGCTCACCGGCGTGAAAGACGCCATCACAGCATTCAAGGCTGGCAGAACCCTGTCGGCCAAGAACGAAGACCGCCTCGCCCGGGCAAAGAGCCTCCTTGAAGAGGTCCTGGCCGAGGTCACAGAGGTTGACGGAACGGACGTCAGCGACGAGGAACCGAAGGGTGGCAAGCCTCAGGAGCCGGAAACGGCCAAGGGTGAGGACCACGCGGAAGTCAAGGCGCGCAACGACGACCCGGAAGCAGCTCTCGCACTCATCGCCCTGGCAACCGCCGGGGTCCATTCCTAAAGGAAGGTGAAGCCACCATGGCTAAGCTGAAAGAAATGCGAGAGGCCGCTGCCGAGAAGGCACGTGCCATCGCTGAAGGCGCCAAGGCAGCCGAGCGGTCCCTGACCGCCGACGAAATTGGCCAGATCAAGTCCTTCGTGGAGGAGATCAAGAACTACGACGAGCAGATCAAGTCTGCCATGGACGCTGACCAGCTCCTGGCGTCCATTGGCTCCATGCCCGAATCGGAGAAGAAGAACGCCGACGGATCGGAAATCCTTTCCCTCGGCCACCACTTCGTGAAGCACGCCCACGGCGCTCTTCTGAGCGCCAAGGGATCCCGCTTCGACATCGCGGCCCCGGAGTTCAAGGCCGCCTCGGACTCCCACCTGGTCACAACAACCGGCAACGGCCTGATCATCCCGGAAATCGACACGAACATTGTTCGTGGTTTCCGTGAACGCCTGACCATCGCTGATTGGCTCGGATCCGGCACGCTGACCTCGAATGCCATCAGCTACTTCGTGGAGAAAGCCACTATCGAGGGTGGCTTTGCGACGGTCGCTGAAGGTGGTGCCAAGCCGCAGCTGCACTTCCCCGACTACGACAAGGTCACCGAGACCTTGGCGAAGATCGCCGGGTTCATCAAGATTTCCGACGAGATGACCGAGGACGCTGCGTTCCTGGTCACGGAAATCGAGAACCGTCTGCTCTATCAGCTGCGCCTCTTCGAAGAGCAGCAGCTCCTCAATGGCAACGGCACGGGCACCAACGTCCGCGGCATCCTGAACCGCTCCGGCGTGCAGACCGAAGCCGCAGCCAACAACACGGACAACGCGGACGCGATCTTCCGTGGCCTCACCAAAGTCCAGACCGCCACCGGCCTTACCGCTGATGGCATCGTGATCAACCCGATTGATTACCAGAAGCAGCGCCTCGCGAAGGACGGCAACGGCCAGTATTTCGCCGGTGGCTTCTTCGCTGGCCAGTACGGCAACGGCGGCGTTCTGCAGGATCCCCCGCTGTGGGGCAAGAACACCATCGTCACCTCGGCAATCGCCGCTGGCACCGTTCTGGTTGGTGCTGGCAAGCAGGCCGCAACGGTCTACCGCAAGGGAGGCGTCCGCGTCGAGGGCACCAACACCCACGGCGACGACTTCACCAACAACATGGTGACGATCCGCGCCGAAGAGCGCCTTGCATTGGCCGTCCGCCAGCCGGCCGCCTTCGTCAAAGTCACCCTGTCCAACGCAGCACCGGCCTAACCAAACCACTCGGGGCCACTGACCAGATCAGCGGCCCCAGTGTGGTGGGCCTGAAAGGAGCCATGCCATGAAGGAAATCGAAATCCAGATCAACGGCATCCCGCACACCGTGCAGGTGGATGACGACGTTGCCGCCGAGCACGAGGCAGCACGCAAGGCAGCCGAAGACAAGGCCGCCGCTGAACGCGAAGCAGCGGAGGAAAAGGCGGCTGCCGAGAAGAACGCCGCAGACGCTGCGTCGAAGCAGCAAACGCCAGCCAACAAGTCCGCTACGCCGGCGAACAAGTAACGGGAGGGAGGGCGCCTGATGGCAACACCACCGATCCTGACGCTAACCAACGGCGTCCTCCCAACCAACCCGCAGTTCTGGCTGGACGCCGCAACCGCCGAGGTCCGCAAGTTCTGCGGCTGGCACGTACTCCCCGAAGTCACCGAAGAGCTGGTGATTGACGGCAACGGAGGCGTAGACCTGCTGGCACCCACAGGGCACATCGTTGACGTCACTGCGTGCACCAATGACGGGACTGACGTTCTGGCAATCCTTGATTGGTCAGCCTCAGGCCTCCTCACCCTGTCCTGTGGTCAATGGTCCCGGAAGAATAGGGGCGTCCGCATCACTCTTACGCACGGCTTCACAGAGTCGCCAGATGTTGCTGGCGTTGTTGCCACAGTCGCAGCGAGGGCGGCGCAGCAGATCGGCCCTGTGGTCAGGCAGAACGCGGGGCCGATGGGCGTCTCCTACGGGACAGTGAACGGCGCGCCCATCAGCTTGCCGCTGCTCAAAACTGAGATGGATACCCTCACGCCGTACAAACTTGTTTGGGGGGCCTGATGTTCCCGCTGCCCAACGGCGAAACGGTCGTCCGGTTACGCCGGAAGATGGTTCTGGATCCATACTCGCAGGAGGAATCGCTGGGCTCATGGGACGATCCTGACGTGCTCCTGATCGAAGGTTGCGCAATCGCCCCATTGTCCTCCACGGAGCCCCGCAGCGAGAACCGCCAGATGGTCATCACCGGCATGAGCATCTACGGGCCACCTGATATGGACGTGCTCCCAAATGACCGGATCCGGGCCCGCACAGGCACCTGGTCCGTTCAGGGCGAGGCCGCGGACTGGACGAACGCCTTCACCGGCTGGCGCCCTGGCGCTGAGTTCAGTATCGAGAAGGTGACTGGCTGATGGAGTTCAACGACAAGTTCTTTGAGGAAATCGGCAAGTCAGCTGGCGTCACCCGGATGTGCCGCGATGTTGCAGACAAGGTGCTGGCCGCCGCCGTCGCCGGCGCCCCTGTTGACGAAGGCGACTATCGGGACGGGCTGCAAGTCCAAGAGAAGACCGTCGAGCACAGGAACGTGGCGCTCGTTGTCGGCACGGATCCGAAGACAATGCTGATCGAGTCCAAGACCGGCAACCTTGCCCGCGCGCTGAACCAGGTGAAGAAGAGTGGGTAGCCGGGTCCTGTTCACCGATCTGGAGCTATACCTGACAGGCCGGATCCGCGCAGAGCTGGCAACCATCGGCACGCCCCTCACCCAGAACGTGTTCGTCAGCAACCAATTCCCAAGCCCTGCCCGACCAAAGACCGTGGTTGTCCGGGACGACAGCGGACCCCAAACCTCAATCATCACCAAAGCACCGAGTATCGGCATCACGGTGCTGGCCGGCGACGACCCAACCCAGGGCCAGCAAGCCACTGAGTTGGCCAATCTGGTCTTCATGATCGTGGCTAACTGCGCCGGCCCGGAGCCCGACAACCCTGTTGCCCGGGTGATCAACGGCACCGGACCCTACAAGGTCACAGAGGAATCAGGACAGCCCCGCCGCTACATGACCTTTGAGCTGGCCGTAGTCGGCACCCCCTACCCCTAAGCACCACCCATACAAATCATCCAGCCATTCACGCCCGTGGATGGCTTCTTCTTTTGGAGGCTAAAAATGGGCCCTGACGAGCTCGGTAATGACGTTTCTGCCGTTGGTGTACCGGTAACCGGTCACATCGGCTTCGCACCTGAAGGCACCGTTGGGCCCACACCGGCCGCTGGCGCTTCCCGTTCCTTCACCCTGGCGCCGGATTACAAAGTCCCGGGCCTCCTCACCGAGGACGGCGGTTTCGAGTGGACACTGGAGCCAGACGGCGATCCCATCGTGTTCTGGCAGGACGGCTATTCCCTGCCCACCGGCATCGCCACCGCCGAGCTGGTCCTGAAGCTCGCCCAGACCGATGAGATTGTCCGGTCCATCACCCGCGGCAAGACCGCCGATGAGAACGGCTACATGACCGTCGACGCCGGCGGCCACGCAGTGCAGTACTCGGTCTTCACGGAGGAAATCTTCAAGAACGGCGTCATCCGTCGCCGGTGGGCGCCGAAGGTCAGCATCAAGACGGTCAAGGAAGACAAGAACGAGCGCGGCAACGTCCTGGGCTACGAAGTCACCCTGACCATCCACCGCTCCCCGCTGGTGAACAACGAGCACTTCGGTGAATGGCTGATCCCGGCCCTGGCCTCGATCACCACGGCCAGCATCACCGCTGTGAAGGGTGATCCGGATCCTGCCGGCGCTGGTGAGCTGGTGACCATCACCGGTACTGGCTTCGCGACCACCACGGCTGTGACTGTTGGCGGCACGGCTGTGTCTGACTTCGATGTGGTGTCCAACACTGAGCTGACGGCGGTCCTGCCCGCAGGTTCGGCTGGCGCGGCCAACGTCGTCGTGACCAACTCCGTGGGCGCCTCCGCGCCGTTCTCCTACACCCGCGACGTTTAGTCGCCTCTCTACCTGTGGTCCTGCGCTCCTTGATGGGTGGGCGCAGGGCCACAGCTCAACCCATCACCACCCATCGGATAGTGAGAGCACATCGTGACTACCCGCAAAGCAGCAGCTGAGAAACCCCGCTTCCTCGTGGTCGAGGACAAGCTTGTCTGCCAGACCACTGAGGGCGAAATCGCCCTGCCCCTGCGCTTCAAGACCAAGCTCCTGCGCCAGTTCGGCAGCCTCGACCAGATGGACGCGTTCTTTCTGATCGTGGACGAAATCGGCGGCCCCGAGACGGTGGCAACGATCGATGAGCTGGACATCATGGAGACCACCGAAATCATGGTCGAGTTCTTCAAGGTGTTCGAGGACAAGGTCCAGGCCACCATGGGGGAATTGCAGCGCTCCTTGAAGTAATCGAGGAGCACCGCCCCGCACTGACCTACGACTTCCGGCACCGCTTCCACATCTCCTTGGCCGACGTCGGGGACGCCGTGGGCTACCGCGAAGCCATCGATCTGGTGAATCGGCTCCGCACCGAAATGGGCTCGCACCTGTTCGCGTCGATGAGCGGCTGGTCTTTTGCCATGGACAGGGAGAGCTTCTACGGCGCCCTGCTGCTGACCAAGGTCCACAATGCGCTGTCGTCCAAGGGCGATGCCCCATTGCGGCTTCCGTGGCCATGGGACGAGCAGGAAACGCCGGAAGCCGAGAAGGTCAGCCCCGAAGAACGCGAGCAACTGGCAGCCCAGCTGAAGCAAAGCAGCGCCTTCGGTCAATTACGCACATAGAGGAGGGCTGATGACTTCCGAGGTTGGATCCGGCCAGGTAGCCATCTTCCCTACGTTCCGCGGTTTCCGCAGCAAGACCAACGCGGAAATGACCGGCGCCGGCCGCGAGGGCGGCAGGAGCTTCAACTCCGCCTTCAACGTCGGCGCCGGTGATCCGGGCCAGGCCCTGATCAAGAAGCTCAACGCCCAGATCGCTTCCGGGTCCAAGGCGCTCTCGAGTGCCCGCCTGGCTGAGCAGGACGCAGCTGGCAAGGTCCGCGTGGCTGAGGCTGCGCTGGCCGAAGCGCGGGCGAAGGGCGGGGAGACCAGTTCTCGGGCCATCGCAGCTGAGGAACGCCTCGCCGCTGCCCAGCGGAAGCTGGTGGACGCCCAAACCAAAACGAAGCAGTCCACCGACCAGCTGAAAGACGCCCAAGCCAAGCTGGCTGACGCGACCAACGACGCTGGATCTTCCGGCGAGCAGTCCGCCAACCGGTTCGCCCGCGGCTGGCAGTCCCTGAAGCAGCGCCTCTCATCCGCCGTCCGTAGCTCCGTGGACGATGCAGGGAACGCTGCCAAGTACTCAGCCGAGGACGCTGGAAAGAAGTCCGGCGGGGCCTTCAGCGCAGGCTTCAAGGGTGCCATGGGCGCCCTTGCCGGCGTCTTCGCCTTCGACACTGTCAAGGACTTCTTCAGCGGCGCCGTAAAGGGCGCCGGTGACCTGGAACAGTCCGCAGGGGCGATCCAGTCCGTCTTCAAGGGCAGCGCCTCGGAGATGCTCAACTGGTCCACTCAGGCCCAGAACAGCGTCGGCCTGACCCAGAACGAGTTCAACGAGCTCGGAACACTCATCGGTGCGCAGCTCAAAAACGGCGGCACCGCCATGGACCAGCTGGCACCCAAGACCAACCAGCTGATTAGTCTCGGCGCTGACCTGTCCTCCATGTTCGGCGGCACCTCCCGTGAAGCCATCGAGGCCCTGTCCTCGGCCCTGAAGGGCGAACGGGATCCCATCGAGCGCTACGGCGTCTCGCTGAACCAAGCCAAGATCGACGCCGAAGCCTTCGCGTTGGGCTTCAAAAAGGTCGATGGGGCGTTCGAGAACAACGCCCAGCAAGCGGCAACCCTGTCGCTAATCATGAAGCAGACCGCTGACGCGCAGGGCAACTTCGCCAAAGAGAACGAAACCCTCGCTGGCCAGCAGCAACGCGCATCCGCTGGCTGGAAGAATATCACCACCTCCATCGGTGGGCTGTTCCTCCCAGTGCTGACCAAGGTCTACGGCTTCATCAACACGAGCATCCTGCCCACGATCCAGAACATGGTGAACCGTCTTGGTGACGGTGGCCTGGCGGGGATGTTCCCCCGGCTGGCTGGCTTCCTGACGGAGTTCACCGGCGGCATCCGGGCCTTCGGCGTGGCGTGGAAGAACAACGACGGCGACGTGACGTCTTCGGGCTTCCCGGGCTTCATGGAAATCTTGGCCAACGGACTCCGGACCGTGACAGGTCTGCTCGGGCCACTGTTCCAGCAGTTCGGCGCGATCTTCGGCGGCCTCGCGCCCACAGTGTTGCAGTTCCTCTCGGCGTTCTCGCCCATCGGGCTGATCTTCGAGGCCCTGCAGCCTGTCCTGCCCCAGATCGTGGCCCTGCTCAGCAGCCTGGCCACAGTCGTCGGTGCCATGCTCACCCAGGCCATGGTCCAGCTGACGCCGCTGGTGCAGCAGCTAGTCACCATGTTGACGGCGAACTTCGTCAGCATGATGCCCTTCGTGACTGACCTGTTCACCCTGTTCCAGACCGTCTTGGCGGCCATCGTGCCCGTGGTGATGAGCCTGCTGGCAGCGATCATCCCACTCGTCACAACGCTGCTGTCTCAGCTGGCCCCGATCTTCATGCAGCTGATCACGGCGATCATGCCACCACTGGTCTCGATCATCGGGAACATCGTTTCGGCCATCGCACCGCTGGTGACCACTTTGGCAAGCCTGCTGATCCCGATCATTCAGGCGCTGATGCCCATTGTGGTGACCGTCTTTGGCGTTATCGTGACCATCATCACGGCGGCGATGCAGATCGTCCAGGGCATTATCGAGGTCGTAACCGGGATCATCTCGGGGAACTGGGCCCAAGTGTGGTCCGGGATCCTGAACATCGTTGGTGGGGTCTTCAACCTCATCATCGGCATCATCTCCGGAGCCATCCAGCTGGTCATCTCCGTTGTCATGAACGGGCTGAATGCCGTGGTGGGCTTCTTCACCGCGGCCTTCACGGGAATCGTGAACTACGTCGTCACCTCCTTCAATTCCATGGTGACCGGCGCCCAAGGGATGCTCGATGACCTGCTGGGGTTCTTCGGTGGAATCGGTGACTCCGTACTGAAGGCCCTGGGCGACATCGGCGGGCTCCTGCTGAACTCCGGCAAGGCCCTGATCCAAGGCTTCATCGACGGAATCACCGGCGCAGCCGGGGCCATCGGTGACGCCGTTGGCGGCGTGCTCGAAGGGGTCCGGGACTTCTTCCCGTTCTCCCCCGCAAAGCGCGGCCCTTTCTCCGGATCCGGGTACACCACCCACTCCGGCAAGGCATTGGCCGGCGACTTCGCCAAGGGCATGGTCAGCGAACAGAACAAAGTCCAGGCCGCCGCGAACACCATCATGACTGCTGCAAGCCTGACAGGCTCCGTGACCACCGCCGGAGGGCAGCAAAGCAGCTCCGGAGGGGCACGTGGCTGGCAGGCAGGAGCCAATGTCCAAGTCACCATGCCAGTCACCGAACGGGTACACCCCGACGACCTTTCCCGGGCGTTGAAGAACACCCTGGATTACAGCCTGAGGAGTGTAAATGGATGACGAACTGGAATTGATCGTTGCCGGGCTGGCGATGTTTGGCCGGCCCGGCCTCGGTCCGTTCGTGATCATCAAGGACGGCTTGGACGGGTGGAACGACGGTATAGCCCTCCGGGGCGATAAAACGGCCCGCCCGCAAGCTCACGGCTCGCTGTCGAAGAAGCGGTACCAGGAGTCCCGGACAGTCACGATGACCGGCAAGATCCTCGCGCCCAGCGTCGCGGATCGCGAGATGCTGATGAACGAGCTGTCCGGGCTCCTCGCAGACGGTTCTGAGGGCCGGATACAGGTCAAGAAGGGCGGCATCACCCAATGGGCGAACGCTTCCCGGGACAGCCTCAGCATCGACCCGATCCACGGCACCACGAACGCTGACTTTCAGCTGCAGCTCTGGTGCCCCGACCCGCGTAAGTTCGGGAGGGAGAACGGCCCGTTCATCGCCACCGTGGGGGCTGGTGTCAACGGTGTCCGGCACTACGGCAACTACCCCGCGCCACCTCGGTTCACCGTGACAGGCAACATGCCAGGCGGGTACGTCCTGACCATCAAGGGGCAGGTGTTCACAGTGGTCAAGCCCCTGCTTGCTGGGGAGACGCATTTCATCGACTACGACAACGGACGCCTCAGGGTCAACGGGGCCGTCTTCCACGGCGGCGTTGGGTACGGATTCACCCCGCACGTCACCCCTGGCGTCCCCACGGCCATCTCCATCGCGCCTAGGACCACAGGGACCGGGACGGCCAGCCTGTCCCTGCTCGATACCTACATTTAGGAGGCCGCCCAAGTGTGGAAGTACTACTCCGTGAGCACAGCCAACTGGGCAGACAAAATCGAGATACCAGCCATGGAGTTCACTGGCGGCCGGGCACTCAACATAGGCTGCGACGGCTCCACAACGTTCGACGTCGAAGACAAGGAAGTGAACGAGCTAGTCACCGCCACTTCCATAGCCCCGCTGGAGCGCGTGCTGGTTGCCACCTGGCTGGAGAACGCCGTCTATGCCGGGTTCATCACAGACATCGATGAGGACCAGGGCAATGGGACCCTTTCCGTGAGGCACAGCGATATCTGGTGGTTGCTGCAGCGCCGCTACCTGCTGGCCTCCCGGGACAACAACGCAGCCGCAGCCGCCCCCATCGCATGGACCGGACAGCCCCTCGCGGCGCTGGCCAACTACGTCGTCAACAGGGGTATGCAAGGCGACCCAGCAGACCGATACAACCTGCCCATCGCCTTCTCCTACGAACCTGGCGGGGCGACCGCTGACCGAACCTACTTCGGTTACGAGTTCATGTCCGTGTCCGACGCGCTGGATGACATCATCAAGTCCAACGGCGGCCCCTACGTCGAGTTCGACAGCCGATGGGCAAGCGGGACGACCAGCCTGGAATGGTCCATGCGATCCGGCGAGCTGACCTCCGGCGAATGGGAATGGGACGCTACGGCCCCCAAGTCGGCAGTGTCTGGCCTGAAGCTGACCACCAGCGCCCAGAAGGTCTCCAACAAGGTGTACGGCACCGGTGAAGGCTCCGAGAGGCTGAAGCCCGTCCGGACAGCCAGTTCCTTCACCACGGCCCCGGCGCTGGAACGGGTGGATAACTACGGCAGCAAGACCATTGCCGAGCTGTCCTCCCGCACGTTGGCCGGACTCAACGCCTCCAACGAGCCCACCAAGCAGATCAGCTTCAGCATCCCCACGGACGGGGCCGTGAGCGTAGCCGACCTGCAACTCGGCGGCACCGCCCACCTGAAGACCGCTGGCCTCCGGCAGCTCTCGGACGGTTGGCATGACTGGCGCCTCATCCAGTTCGACTTCAACCGCGAACTCATCAACCTTCAGTTCCAGCAGATAGGCGGGTAACCCGTGGCAGCGATCGACAACCTGGCCAATGACGATTCACTAGCCGGGCTGGTCAAAAGGGTCCGTCGACTGGAGAACGGCACACCTCAGAACAACGCCGGCATCGGCCGCGGCGGGATGACGGTTTACGACGGCGGCATGATCACCATCGAAAACGGTGGCCTCCGCGTCAACGGATCCGCCGAAATCATCGGCACCCTGAACGCTGACGGCACGATCAACATGACCGGCATCTTCATCGCCTCGGGTGAGATGCAGCTCAATGGAACGACTATCGCCACTGGTCAGTTCAACATCGACGGCCCACTGCTGGTCGACGGGAACACCACCTTCAACGGTGAGCTGACAATCAACGGCATCACCAACATCACCGGGGACACCACAGTGACCGGCAAGCTTGTCACAGACGGGCCTGTGGACATCAACGGGCTCACCAAAATCACCGGCGACCTCGAAGTGTCCGGGACGATGGACATCAACGGCCCCACCACCCTGAACAACGATCTGACCGTGGCCGAGGGAAAGAAGATCAGGCTCGGCGGGCTGACACTCGAGAACACCGGCACGGGCGGCGGCACGGTCAACTTCCCCAACGGGTCGGTCTCATCCAGCTCAGCCTTTGGGCTCCTACTGGCCAGCGCACTGGCGATAGAGCTGGCGGCCCCTGCCTTGAAGCTCAGTGGACTGGGACAGGCCTCCGGAGTTACCGCGAATGTTTACCTGGACAACAACGGGAACCTAAAGAAGATCGTTTAGTTGAAACGGTTGTACTTCGTGCATAGGTAGCGCCCTGCGTAGGCGGCCACGGCATACGCATTATCTCCGGCAATGCTGTCTGAGCCAGCAAGCGCAGAGATTTCCTCAGTCGTCTTGCCTTGATCGTAGAGGCCGCACGAGACCTCGGCTCCCTTCAGCAGATCATCGTCCGAGGGGATTACGCCGTCGCGCCAGGCGTTGAGGGCCTTCTTCACTCCTGCGAGGTAGCGTCCGCGGGCGCTGTCGTCGTAGAACTCAGGCGGAAGGCTAGCAGTAGGTGTGGGAATCACACTCTCCGAAGGAACAGAGAGCAGCGGGGCAATCTTCGATGCTACTGATTCGGTGGCCGTGGCAGTTGGCGTGGCATCCCCAGAGGGTGCAGAGCAGGCAGTGAGTCCGAGCAGTCCGATAAGGACGAGTCCCCCAATTTTTCGCATGCGCCGATTCTATCGGGCGGCGTTCCAGATTAATACATCAAGGCCCCGCATATTCGGGGCCTTTTTCATGCCCAGGAGGCCACCATGCCGGACGTAACAGGCACCGTCACCGAGGTTGGGGGCGGGCACCTCGATGGAGCGTTCCCAGAGATTCATTTCAAGCTCAATGCCGCCAATCGTAAGGGCGGCGTTCTGGTGCCAACGCAGCCGTTCATTGTCTCGCCGGCCTCGAACGGCGTGTGGACTGCGAACCTTCAACAGACCACCAACATGCATGACCTCGCCTGGTACACGCTCTCCATCCGGTGGCTCGACCTGGGCGGTAACTATGTGCGGGCCGACTTCCCGGACTGGGCCCTGCAGGTCCCTGCATCTGGCGGGGCGTTCTCTGACCTCATCAGCAAGCCACCCACGAACACGCAGATGGTCTGGGTGTCCCTCACCCCACCTCCCAATAAGCAGCTCTTCACCAAGTGGTTGGAGCAGGACCCCGACGACCTGAACAACCCGCTCAACACGGGGATCCTTTACGAATGGAGTAACGCCTGATGGGTATGTGGAAACCAATTGCTGACCTGGCAGGCGCTACTGGTACTCAGGGCCCGCAGGGTGTTCCTGGCGAGATTGTGCCGTGGAAGGCCAACACCGCCTACCTTGCGAATCAGATGGTCATCGCCCCGAACGGTGACCCGGTACGAGCGAAGGCTAACTTCACGTCCGGGGCAGTCTATGACGCGAACAACTGGAACGCGTCCACGAACGGGGCAAAGGTCGATCAGGCTGTCCTAAACGGTGACCCCCGCCTGTTGGCGGTCGATGAGGTTGAGGGTGTCCTGGCTGGCATTGTCGGCGCCGACGACCGCATGACCTCGTTGATGGTTGGGCTTGACGGGGACCTTACCCCGTACGCGGCGGGCAGGGTGGGTAAGTCCCTCGGCACGGAAGACGCCCCGCTGGACTCTGGTGAGAAGTTCGTTGTCGTTGACTCGAACGACCGGATCATCTTCTCTGACAGCAGCTCCGGCACGGCCGGCACGGTGACGGCGTTCCCGTCGTTGGACTGGGCTCATTGGGGCGACTCCATGACTGATGACGCCGTGCTCGGCGTGGACGCATGGGTGAACAAGCTCTCCGCACTTACTGGCAGGAACCATTTCAATGGTGGATGGTACGGGCAAAAGCACGATCAGATCGCAGCACGCCAAGGTGGTCTGCCCGCACTGATTACCGTTCCCGGCAACGTCACCGCAGGGTCCGGCGCCACAACGATAAGCGCCATTGTGAACAAGCCCGTCCTTCCCTCGGGCACGCGATCTGTACGCGGAACTGTTGCCGGCGTTATCGGCACCATCCAAGAGGCTGTGGCTGACACGGTGACGTTCACACCGGACGTTCCGGGCGTGTACTCGATCCCCCCGAAGTCAGCCTTCACCCCTATCAACGGGGAGCTGTACCGGGCCCGGACGGTCACGATCTGGTCCGGGCGGAACAACGTCTACGACACGGACCCGCAACTGGTGGTCGCTGCGATCCGGGCCATGATCGACTACCTGTCACCATCAGTGAAGCGCGTGATGGTCATGGAAGTGCCACCATCAACTGCTGACAGCAATGACACTGACCTTCTCGTTGCTGCCATGAACAAGGCTATTCGCGAGGCGTTTCCTGCCTACTGGCTCCCAATCGCCACATGGCTCCGAACAACCGAGGCAGCATCCGCGGCAGGCATCACGTTTACGGCTACCGATGAGGCGGACATCGCCGCGGGCAACACCCCGACGTCCTTCCGGGCGGACACCGTTCACCTAACCCCAGCGGGCTGCACAGCCGTCGCATACCGGGTTCATCAAGAAGCACAGAAACGAGGCTGGCTCTAATGAGCAAGATCATCACCGCAGCGGGGAGCGTCGCTAACCCGAACGCCCCTCGCATCATCCGCACCCCCGGAGTGGGGGGATACATGGCCCGGTTCATCGCCTCCCACATCGACCAAGCGGACGGGTCCAGCATCAACAGCTTGCCGTCCGTTGCGGGAAGTGTCCCCTCGACCCTGAGCAAGCTGGGATCCGCAGCGTCCACCGTTGTTCTCGGCACGGATAACGGGTACAAACACCTCTACTCCCCCGGAGACTCGGCTAACGGTGGGCGCCTTCTCGGCACGCACACAGGGCAACGCCCCGTGACACTGGCGATGGTAGTAAAGGCCAACGCATCGGTTACCGCCTTCGCCGGACTGACAGGAACAACCCTGTCCCGCAATTCAAGCTCCTACTACCAAGCCTCATCTGGGTCATCCGGCATCCCACTGGTGAATCGCAACGGGTGGGTGTTCCTGATGTTCGCTCAAGCGTCAGACACCTCGTTTGTAGTCCGCACAGACGCCACAGAGGTGACAGTCGCTACAGGCGCTGCTGCGCCTGGAAGCAATGGCGGGCTGTTCTTCGGTGCGACCGCCGCAAGTTCCCCCGCATGGGTGCGGGAAATGATCTACTGGCCCACCCAGCTCAGCGCCTCCGAACGCACAGCGGTCCACACGTACATGAAGTCGCGATATACGGACCTGCTCTAGTAGCGATGGCAAGGCACCGATCAGTAGGAGCGAACGTGTGGATGCAGCGATCATCACCGCTGTTGGGGGGATCCTCATCGCTTGTGGAGGTGGGGCTTGGAAGCTCATCGACCGGGCGGACAAGAAACGCGAGCGGAGGGAGGCGGCCGTGGAAGAACTCCTGAAGGCCCGGGTCGCTTCCCTCGAAGCGCAATTGGCCCAGAAGGAATCACAACTGGCCCAGAAGGATGCCGACTTCGAGAAGGAACGACGGCGGTCCAAGCGGTACAACTCCCGAGTCAAAGCAGCCGCCGGCAAGTGGCGGGAGCAGCTGCTGCTGCACGATATCCAACCCGATCCCGCCGAATGGCCGACGGAGGATGAGTATGACAACACTGAATGATCCGGAACTGGAAGCAGCCCAGGCGGAGGCGGCGAAGTCGAGACAGGCCGACAAACGAACGAAACTGTTGCTTGCCGGCCTGTCCCTTCTCCTGCTGGCTGCCGTGGCCGTTGCGGGGTGGCTGGCCCTCGATAACCACCGGCTGGCGGTCACGAATGCCCAGTACGGGGCAGAGCAAGCGCAGGAGAAACAGAACCTCGCCCAAGCGGCCACGGACGCGCTGTGCAAGACAACGGACCACGACGCGGCGGCCAGTGAGACGTGTCGGAACCTCGAACGTGCTGCTACAGAGCCGACGCAAGGGCCGCAGGGCGTCCAAGGTATTCAAGGCATACCTGGCCAACAGGGAATCCAAGGACCTCAAGGTGAGCCCGGCCCCAAAGGTGACAAGGGCGACAAGGGAGACACTGGGACGGCCGGAGTTGCTGGCACGAACGGCATGGACGGTGCGGATTCCACGGTGCCCGGTCCGCCCGGACCCCAAGGCGAACGAGGACCTGCCGGGCCTGTTGGACCGGTTGGCCCAGCAGGTGCTGACGGGGTAAACGGCGTGGACGGAAAAGACGGGGCAGCTCCGACGTCGATCACATTCACCGATCAGGACGGCGTGACCCACACCTGCACACCCAACCCACCAGGATCCACCACCTACACCTGCGCCGCCTCCGCTGCGCCAAAGACATAGGAGAGTTATGGCATTCGAGCTTTCGCGGTTCCAGTTCTGGCTCACCTCGGTCCTCGGCGCATACATCGACGTGGACCGGTTCGCTGGTGCACAGTGCTGGGACCTTCACGCGCACTTCGCCGACTTCTTCGGCCTGCCGGTGATCAACACCACGGGCGGCAGTGGGCGCTGGGCAGGGTACGCGGGCACTATGTATCGGGACTACCCGCAAACCAAGGCGATCAGAGCCTCATATGTTCAGGTGCCCCCCACTGAACGGGCCAAGCCTGGCGATCAGGCCATCTGGGGCGACTCGTTCTGGTACTACCCAGCCACCCACGTCGCCGTCGTGATCGAGGACCGCGGCTACGAGTACATCCGCTGCGCATCCCAGAACAGCTCCGAAAGCCGCTGGGACAACCCCTTCCCTGGCCAATCGTCCGGGCCTGTCCTTGACCAGTGGCTACCCAAGCAGGGCCTCCTCGGCTACCTGCGCCCCGCCGAAAGCCTTGTCCTGCAAGGCCAAATCATCACCCCCAAGGAGGACACCTTGTCCGCTGAAGAAGTGCGTCAGATCAACGATCATACGACGCTGATGCTGAATCAGATAGCTCTTGACGGCCAGCTCGGCGGGCGCACCCGCGGCGGCATGGCTGACGTGGCCGACAAGGTTGGTGACGTCTGGACATGGCTGCGGGGAGGAGAAAGCGGCAAGCGCGTTGCCGGCCCTATCCCGGCCATGCTTGCAGGCATCCAGGGCCAGAACGCTGGTCTTCTGGAAGCCGTGAAGCAGCTGGCATCCAAGCCTGGCTCCCCGGTCGATCTGGCCGCCGTGGAACAGGCAGCCAAAGCTGGCGCTGCGTCCGCGTTGGCTGACCTGCAGGCCACCGCCACAACCACCGTCACATTGAGCCAGGAAGGCTAACCGCATGGCTGATCATGTCGCCCTGTCCACGCAGGAGCGTAACCCGCGCTCCGCTGTCCTCCGCACCGTCCTCGTGGCCGCGGTGGCACTGTTCCCACTCCTTAACGGCGCCCTCAAGATCGTGGTAGAGGAACTGGAACCCTACCGGGTGTTCCTCCCGGACTGGCTGTTCGTGGCCCTCAACGTGGCAATCACCGTCGTGGTGGTGCTTATCGGCATCTTCACACGAGTGATGGCTATCCCGGGTGTGAATGACTGGCTTCGCAAGTACCTACCACTCTTCGCACCAGAGGGCAAGCACACGTAGCGGACTCGATTCATGGGCGGGCAACCCCTACCCAAGCTGTGGCGGTTAGCGACCCGGTGGTTAAACTCGAAGCTCGGAGGAGCTAGGGACCACCTTCGCGTCGCTCAAGCTCATTTGATTACCACCGAGATGTAGGGGGCAGTTCGGGTCGAACTTAATCGGCCCGAAGTCCTCTACGGTGCCGCCTCCACGATAGACGAAGTGTTCCATTTCGTCGTAGCAGTGACACCCTGAGTCATCAGTTTCAGGGTGGTGGCAGTGGAAAGCGTCCCCATTTGCTGCATACATGGTCTTCATTGTACAGATAGCCCCCACCCTCAGTTTCGAGGGTGGGGGCTATCTGCTGTGTTAGCAGTGCCAGCCTAGAGGTTCAGGTCATCCGTTGGTTTCGGGGCTGGCTCTTTTGCGAGCTCCGCTTTGCCGCCCATATGCATGAGCGGCCCGCGTAGCATCCGCACTGTGCGCAGGTTCCGAACCTTGGCGTTGCCTGGGCTGAGTACGATGTCCACACCCTTACGTAGGGCCACCTGATCGACTCCCCAGTTCAAGTACCATTCGCTATCCTTCGGGAATGAAAGGACAGTCCGAATGTAGGTGGAGACGTAGTTGAGGAACCGCGCTCCGAGTTGGCTGTTAGAGAAGTACATAGTGCCAGCAGCGACATCCCACGGGCGCATGCCAATGGCATAGTGCTCACTAACCCATTCCTGATAGGTCGGGGAAATGTACCCGGCGTCTGCGTCCTCAATGGCATCCAGAGTATCCGCCCACGGCTGGTTGACGACCATGTCAATGTCGCTGATTACCACGGGCTTGTTGTAGTGCTTCATGACAGTCGACGCGATAAGGAATCGCAACGTTGTGTAGTAGGGAACGCTGACCTTGTCCGCTGGCCGCTGCTCGGTGGTGAACCGGACATTGACGTCCGTCCTGGCCTGCCAAGCTTCAAGTGTCTCAAGCGTCTCTTCTGAGGGGTTGCAGACGTGCACGTGGACGATGACGTCTTTGTGCCCGGCTTTCAGGGAAGAGTAGATGCACATGTTTCCGTACTTCTGGAAGTAGCTGTCGTCGCATCCAAGGAGGTGGACGACCCTCGCCGCTTCCATCGCCGGATCAACATCAGGCAACGCCATTGGGCGTTCGTTGTCGTAGAGACCTTCAAGCGCTTCGGAGTACGTGTGAGAGCGCCACGTGAACACGCCATTGTTGTAGTGGATGTTTCGCTGCCCACTAGCCTGCAAGATGCGGGCAGACTGCAGATAGAAACCGTCCGCTTGGGCGATCTCCTTGCGCCCGAAGTGGTAGTGGCCCATGTTGGTATTCGACCAGCTCGTCTCGCCGTTGACCTTGATGTCTTCCACGCAGAGGTCGCGGCTGGAGCGGTTATGTTCCAGAGCATCCGCCAGCAGGTCGAACCGCTTGCTGTAGGCGGTATCCTTCTCCCTAGCTTGCGAAGGAACGCTCGCCGAGAGCAGTGGTATGGACAGGGATTTCATGACGCTCTTCCGAAGCGCTTCACCGACCTGAGCGGCCCGGAGGTGATCGACTTGTCTGAGGCTGCCGGGGTTGTTTTTCATCCAGATAAGAGACGCCATGGCGAGTATCCGAAGCTGACTTGATCGCGTCAGTTGGTCGACACTCTCTGGATCCAAAGAATGCGCTACGCTGTGCGCCAGCTTGGACTGTTCAAGTGTCCAGGTGAGTGTTGATACAGCCCTACGCCGGACTAGCTGTGAACCGCTGTACGCCGCCGTAACTTCGAGACTATCCTCTTCAGCGAAGGGCATGAGCCCGTAGAAGAACCCGTTCTCGAAGAATACGACGTCCTCATGAAGCATGCCGAGGGACGTCGTCTTGATGGGCTGCGCACCCACTTGATGTATAGAACGGATCACTTGGCCTGCTTTGACTTCCACGGTCAGGCTAGCTGGCGTCTCGACTCGGGGGGCTTGGCCAAAGAAGAACAAGTAGTTGAAGCCGGAGAGGAACGCGGCGTCATGAAGCCGAATCGGCGGAGTCATCAAGGAGTGCTTTCGTCAGGGGAGTCTGCATAGGCAGGGATTTCACCTGAGCCTATCAAAGCCATAAGTCATGCCATGGAACGGAACTTAGCCCATTCCTTAGTAGCCGATGCTGCCGGTGGGGGCGCCTCATTCAGCTTTCCGGATAACGATGACCTGGCACCCCTCAGGAATGAGCTTGAGGGCTGCGGCGCGGGCGGTCTCGTAGTCGGGTTTGTTGACAGCGGCGTGCCCGAGTTCTCCGGAGGCGGTTCTGTAGGTCAAGGTAACTTCCACGCGGTCCAGTGTATGTGGATTGTCAGACCCCGGGCGTACGCTCCCGGCATGGACGAGTTTGAAACCAAAGCCTTGGCTGGTGACTGGCGAGCGGCCTGCACGGTCCTCTCCCGCGCTTCCATCAGGCCGGAGGTGCTGGATGCACTGATGACCCGGGACGCGCACGTAGAGGTGGTGTTCGCTGTGCTGAGTCGCTGGGGTGTGACGCTCGATCACCTTGCCTGGGCGGCGACGTTTGACGATCCTCGGATTCTTGGCCGCGTGGTGTCGAACCCAAAGACGCCGCTTTCCATGGTTCGGGACATTCGGGAGCGGGCCGAAGGCAGACCGGAGGATGTGTGGGTGCACCTGGAGGCTTACTGCGGACGTGTTCTCGCCAGGGCAGCGTCAGAGTCAGGCCTGCATGGCGGTTTCTTAGGCGCCGCGGGATAGCCTGCTGGCCACGCGGACCAGTGGCTGGCGTGCATTGTTCAGCCGGGCGACGACAGCTGGTCTGTACGCCACGGCAGCCTCGGTGCGGATCAGGCGGTTCAGTTCCTGCCAGTAGCGGGTGGGTGTCATGCCGAAGCGTTCCATGGCTTCTGAGTCGAGCGAGCCCGCGTGTTTGAAGTGTTCCCCGGCGAGGTCGATCATGGCTTTTTCTTTGTGAGTGAGCATCCCGGCCAGCTTATTACCGGACACTGACAAGAAAGTGCCCGGTTGGCAATAGCCAACCGGGCACCACCCATCGGTCCCGCTCAGACCTTCAGCGTCCCAAGGAACCACGATGACACCTTGCTCAGGGCCACTCGCGTTGGCTTAGCCTCGACTGTGATCGATCCACTGATCACAGTCGGCTTCAGGAAGTGCACGAAGCGGACCTGGCGAAGCAACAAGGGATTTTCTTGGACATCCTTGTAGTACTGCTCCAGCTGCTCCTGGTGCTGGTCCAGCCGACCGCCAAGCTTCTCCGCGGCTTCCTCGCTAGCAGCTTTTACTTCTGCACGGAGTGCTTCCTCCCAGGTTGCTTCGGAGACAGCCAGTCCTGTGATGGTCGCGCCATCGATAGTGACTGTGAGGTCAAAGGCTCCCCCCTTGTCAGCGTTCAAGGGCCCGAACTGAACGGCAAGCAGCATGGCAAGCTTGCCGTCCACTTCGTGCCAGGACTTGCCAGCGTTCTCTTCGCGCCGCTGCAAAAGCTTTGCTTCGTGTTCGTCCGCGAATCTCTTTGGTTTGGTATCTTCTGTGGTCTGCTCTGTCACTGCGATTCCCTTTCTTGATGGGCGGCCCCCTGCGGCCTCCGTGTAAGCATATGGAGAGCCGGGAGAGGTGTGCGCCTAGTTCGCTGGCAGCGCAGTGAGGTTACGATTACAGCCGCACTTGCTCGCCGCGTCCGTCACCGGATGGTGGGTGATGGCTGTGCAGCGCTCGTGGTGGTGGTGCCCGCAGAGAGGGCACCACGGGCGGCTCACTTGCCGTTCCGGAGCGCTTTGGCCCGGTCTTTGAGCCACTGGTCCGTGCCACCGCGCCGGATGGCAAGCATGGCCTCGTAGTGGTCACGGCCTTCGGCTCCTGGGCGGACGTATGGGAGTTGGGCGAGTTCTGCTGCTGCGGCCTCCAGCGCCTCAGCAGCGGCTTCGATGCGTTCCTGGGTCATAAGGGCAGCTCCATTTGGTTCGGGTCCGGCTCGGGGTAGCAGTCCGGGTCATCGTCCTCCGTGACACTGAACCGCACCCCAGCGCGGCCTTTGTCTGGGTCATCCCACCACTGGTAGATTGGCCGCCCCTCGTCCCACGCAGCCAGGCAGCGCGTACGCCAGACCCTGTCGCCTGTCTCGGCCACGTCAAGGTGCCAGCCGCTGCTGTAGTACTCGGCGGACACTTCATCTGCGGCGCGGAGGGCGACTGTTCGGGCGAACTCCACGTCATGGGTTCCGAACACCACGATGTCCGTTATCTCGTCCTCGTTGCCCCACGTCTCAGTGGTGATCTTCCGGGGCCGGTAGACGCTGCTGTTGGGGCGTGTGATGGCCGGGAGCTTGATGCCGCTCATGCTTCGCCCCTGAGCGCGGCCTCAACAGCGGAACGGAGTTTGGCAGATAGGCCGCGGGTGCTGTCGTCAAAGCCGCGTTCGTACTCGCTCACGTCCGGGTCTACGCTGATCATCGTGAGCGCTTGGCTGAGGATCGAGTCCACGGCTTTCGCGGCGGCGAGTAGGCGGGTCATCGCGTCGAGCGGCTGCGTGTCATAGGCGTCAGATCCAGCCAACCGAACGACTGACTCTTGGTGCAGGACGAGTTCCTGGATGGGTTCGAGCAGGGCAGGGATATTGGTGGCGGTCATGCGTGGCTCCCTTCGTGCAGGACCGTCGCGGGGAGCGCGATTTCCTTTGACCGCAGCACCTTGGCGGGTCCCATTGCCCGCCATACGTTTCCGCCGCCCATCGTCCTGAGCCCCTCCCGGCAGCTACCTCGGCCGTCCATGATGATTACCCCATCGGGCAGCGTGTCGAGTTCTTCGGTGGTGGTGACCGTGCGGGGCTTCCGGTAACCAGCGGCAAGGATGTCATCCGCGATGGCTAGCGCGTCCGATGAACCAATGTCCACGGCGTAGTAACCTTCGCCAAGCCGGTAACCGGCGATTTCCTCCGCCAGTTCGTAACGTTCGGTGCTCATCAGGCGCCCTTCCCGTTCGTGTAGTCGATGAAGCACGTCGTGGTGCAGAAGTCGAGCTTCGTGCCGTCATGCTCTGTGGATGTGATCTTGGGTTTGCCGTTGATGGCTTCATCGCAGAAGTCGCAAACGGTTTTCTGGCTCATGGTTTCTCTTTCGTGGGGAATAGTTCGGCGTGCAGGTGCGGGAGGGCTTCGGCCAGCATCTGCAGTTTGCGGGTGAGGTGCGGGACAGGATCCGGTGGAGGGTCCACGGCCGCGGCGGTCATGCCGCGTCCTGACGCACGATGTCCAGGTGCTTGCCGTAGTGCTTCTCCGCGTAGTGGGCTTCCATCTCGTCATGGTTCGCTTGCGGGTCGATGCCGGTTACGGTGTGGCTGCACCAGCGGGCAAAGAAGCAGTGGACTGTGTAGGTGTCAAAGAGCGTCCCGTTCATGCTGCTGCGTCTGACCACTCGCCGTGGCGGACGCATTCACCGCCCCAGTACTGATTCCCGTCGTTCTCCGTGTAGTGGTACTCAGTCGTCCAGGAGTGCCGGCTGAACCTGCCACAGTCCGGACAGTGCAGCGGGGCGCAATGCTCACCCATGTGCAGGCAGTCGTCCCGGCTCATTCCTTGCCCCCGTTCCGCTTCAGGCATGTCTGGCAGATCGGCAGGGCCTCGGCCTTCTCGTACTCGTCCTGGCTGCCAGTGCCCCAGAAGCCTTCCGGGTACCACATGCGGCAGAGAGTGATGGTGCCTTGCCGGGTCAGATGGGCGGCTTTGCCTTTGGGCGTATAGACCCGCTGGACGTCGATCATGCCGGCACCTCCGCGTTGGCCAGTTCGAGGAGCACGTCAGCGTGGCATGGCTGGTCGAGTGGGCACCAGCACGCCAGGTCCTTGCCGCGCAGTTCAGCGCGGACACCCTCACCCCCGACGTCGAGATGGCCGCCCGTCAGCGCCAGGTGGAAGAGTTGAGCTGCGTCGCCCCGGGTCAGAGGTTCCTCGATGCCGTGGACTGGCATGTGGCCCATGAACGCGGACTCATCGCCCACCCTGTACGGGTTGCCCCATTTGGTTCCGCGTCCGACGTAGACGGTGTTCTCTGGCATCCTCCAGCCCTTAGTACGCCGACGCTGTACCCGGCGCGGGCTCATGCGAGCCGCTCCGCAGCGTACGTGCCGAGGTGCGCGGAGATCTCTGACAGTGTCTTGAACTGGTTTTCCGGGGAACCGCTGCGGTAGAACTCGTCCATGGTCGCCGTGATGCGTTCCATGGCTTTTACGGCGGCTGCCTGCTCGTTGGTGGGCTTGGTGTAGCCCTCGGCTAGGATCGCGGTGGCGTAACCGTCGCAGCAGCGTCGGCAGTCAGCGCATGTCTCCCAGCCCTCATACTCGCATGACCCGCAGTAGGCGCCTTCACGGTAGAGAACCTTGGCCAGATCGTCCCGGGCGCTCATGCCCGCACCTCGAGCACCTTCTCGAAAGGAACGCGGGCTGTCGTGGTGCCGTGGCCCACGGTGACGGTTGCCCCGTTCACGCGGGAAACGACTTCCCAGCCGACCTCTGAGCGGATCACGCGAGCCGCGCGCAGCTCAGCCTCACTGAAGGCAATGGGCTTGCGCTTCTTCAGGTATTCGAGGTGGTTTTCGAGTCGGGCGACTTCTGCCTGTGCTTTGACGATCTTCTCGGCCCGGTCAGCGTCGCGACCGAGACGGCCCCAGCGGGCGCCTGAGGCGATGTTTACGGCTGCGGGGTCCTGTGGTGCCGCTGCGGGCTTCGGGAGCGCGTTGAGGCGGCGCTGGGCGGCTGCCAGCTGGCGCTCCACCATGGCGTGCTGCTTTCCCCAGGAGAGGAACTGCGGCGACTGCTCGCTGGCATAAGGCCAAGGCTCGGCAGTCGCCTTCGCTGGTGGGGCTGTTAATGTGGTTTGCAT